CATGTATTCTACCTTTGCCTGAGTATTTTAATATTGTATCTATAAATGTTGTATGTGCTTTGTTAATCTCTCTTGCTTTTGCAATTGCTTGCACAATGTTGTGTGGGTGATTAGATAAAAAGTTTTTAGTGAAGCTAGGTGCACCAGTTTTCTCTGTTCTGTCATACGGTAAACCAAGTTTATCAAACACTTTAGCAATAGATCTTGCAGCCCAAATCTGTACGTCTTGTCCCGTTTCAGCGTATATACCACCCAGTAATCTATTTTCTTCTTCTACCATATTTTGTTTTTCTCTAGCAGCTCTTTCTACATCTACACGTACACCAAGAAATCTCATGTCCACTAACACAGGGAAAAGTTTAGTTTCCATTTCAAATATATCTTCTATATCTTGTAACAATATTTCTTTTTTTAATTCTTGCCAAAGCTCAAATGTAAGTTGAGCGTCACGCTCTGCGTAAGCTCCAACGTACATAGCTGGTAGCTTGTACATCTCTGCTTTAGGGTCTACGCCCCAAGACTTTGCAGCTTCGTATAGTGCTGTCTCGTCTTTACCTTTACCCACAAAATCTCTACCACAATTATTTAAATCGTATCTGTATCTATTCTCATCAACCAAAGATGCAGCTATCATAGTGTCCACAATCTTACCACTTATCTTTAATCCTAAAGCTCTTAACCAACACACATCATACATTGCATTGTGAAATATTTTTGTAGCTGGTGTATTAAGTTGGTCCTGTAACCATTTTAAAACCATCTTACGATCCATGTTGCCGCCACCTTCATGTGCTATTGGATAATATGCACACCAATCATGTGTAGCCAAAGATATACCAACCACGTCACCGACACCCACAACAGAGCCAGAACCCATTCTTTCATTTAAGTTTGGATCTTTTGTTTCTAAGTCTATGGCTATCTCATCATACTTACTTAGATCCGGGAAGTCTGTTGGTGGTATCCACTCTGTCTGTGGTTTAAATATCATCTTCATATTTACATTCTCCTGCTATTGCCATGTATGCAGCTGCATCCACATAGGTGTCACTAGTTGGTTGACCAAACTTTGTTCTCGCTACTTTTAATAAAGCCATCATCACAGCTGCGTCGTGTGCTGTAATCTCTTTATCTAAATATGCCGACCATAATTTTCCAATGTTTGCATGATTTACTATTTTATCACCATAGGTTTTTGCTCTAGGTCCAGCGATTAATTCTTTTGCTAATTGTAATGCCTCTTCTGTTTTCATATTTTATATCCTTTGTATATGTCTTTTGGTCTGATAACATGTAAATGATTTTTAGTTCTAGTTGCACCAACATAAAACAATCTATTTTCATCATCAGGATTTTGTTCGTAGTTTCTTTGTGTGTTTCTAGATAGGTCAGTCAAGAGAACCACGTTATCTTGTTCACCACCTTTTACTCCGTGTATTGTAGACAGAGTAATTCTTGGAGTAGAGTTTAACTTCTCACCATTTTCTCTCATCCTTCTGATATATCTAACTTTCTTCTGTGGTGCATTATCAAAAGCATTATACCATACATCATCTGTTTTCAACCACATTCTTTCTCGTAGAGATTGCATGGTATGTCTTGCATCTTTGTCCATGTACTTCAAACAATTTTTTTCAAAATGTTTTTCTGACATGTAAGATGATATCCTACTAATTTGGTCGTAATTAATATCCACACCCTTACGCACATTTTCCCAGTCTATAATTGCCTTGTGCAGGTCCTGTTCTTTGTTTGTTTTAAACTTGTTCTCGTAATACAACCCCTGTGAGTATAACTTATCTTCTATGTCATTTAACATAAATCTAGTTCTAGCTAACACTAGCCAATTACCTTTTTTCATGTTAACTTGTTCAAAATCGTTATAATATGAAAGTAATCCTCTTTGTGTTTTTGGTCTCCACTCTTTTGGTAATCTCTTTTGTATCCTATTTACTATATTCATCGCTACATTATGAACTACCTGCGGTATTCGGTATGACTGTGTCAATCGCATTATCTTCCCTGTCTGTGCTATAAAACTATCTACGTCCGCACCTGCCCATCTAAATATAGCTTGGTCATCATCGCCTGCTATGTAAGTGTCTTGTGTTTTATCCCAAATAGATTTTGCCATTGTCCACTGTGAGTTAGATAGATCTTGAGCTTCATCTATAAAAACTACGTCAAACCTAGGACATTTATCTGACTTAACAAACTCTGTAATCATGTCTGTAAAATCTATTAAGTTGTAATCTTTTTTGTATTGATTTAGATCAGAAACAAACTGCTTAAGTTGTTTAACAGTTATATCTTGTGTGTGTTCTTTTAAATTAAACTGTTGTTCTGGCGTGATACCTCGTAATTTAGCTATCTGCACTATGCGAAGCAAGTCACTCTTAGTTGTGAATAGTCCTGTATGTTCGTTATCATATTCGTGATAGTCTAAATTATAACTAGTTTTTTTACCTAAATCTTCATAGTGCCTACGTTGCATAACATCGTCTTTTTTTATACCTAGTCTTCTAAACGCTAATGAATGTAATGTTCTAAAGTATGGCAAATCATCTTCTGATAAATTAAATTTAGACATAGCCCTGTCTCTAGCTTCATACGCAGCTTTTTGTGTAAAAGAAAAGTAACCTATCTTATCAGGATCAGTTTGTTTTAAATATTTATCTACCTCATTCAACAGTGTTGTTGTTTTACCAGTGCCAGGTGGACCAAGAACAATAGTTTTCAAAATGCGTCCTCTCTTTTAAATGTTCTCTCTTTTATTTTCATATCCTCTTTTTCAAATTCTTTTAATTTTATTACTGATATTTTCTTTTTACCTATATTCATTCTGACAACTTCACACCCACAGTGCTCTGTTAACCAAAAGTTTGTAATGTCATATTTCTCTGTCCACTTGTGTCTATGTAAAAATTTGTGATAAAACTCACCAAAAATAAAATGATGGTGACCACTTTTATTCCACACGTTTCCTGATTCCATATCTTCTTTTGTTGCACCCTCTGCAGTTCTACTTGTGCAATAGTTCTCAAGATGTTGTAACAACTGTTCTCTTTTAGATGCACCTTCAGGTGCTTCGACTAATTCTGGATTAGCCATTAAAGTTGTAACCATAATGTCATAATCTCTTGGTTTAAGTTTTGGTGGGTACTTATGTATTTGATTCATACACGCTCTAATAAATAATCTTTGTTCTTGTAATTCTTCTGCTTTTAATTCTACTCTTTCTCCGTCTACATTTAATCTAAATATTTTAGGATCTAATTTTATTATCTGTAGATCTGATAGCTGTGGAAATAGAACCTGTGTTCCGATACCAAATTTTCTAGTTTTACATAATTGTTTATCACAGTGATTACACATAGGTTCATCTTTACAAAGATAACCATAATCTTTATCCTTATCTTTTCTAAATTTTGCCATCTCATCATGTCTAAAAGGATTTGCAAAATGTTTAAAATTAAATTCATCTAATTTATGGACCCAATTATCTGGCCATTTCTTTTTGGCGTAGACTTTAAATTGAAACATAACCCTGTCTCTACCATCATCTAATTTTTCTTTTGTTACAGATTGTAAACAAGGTGGGCCATCATCAAACTCTGATGGTGGTCTTTCTATTTTTAAATCTTGTAATTCTTTTGGTGTGAGAGCACCGACCTCTACAGAATTTAAAAAGGCATCTATTTTAATTGCTTGGCCTTTAGAATCAAAGCAATATCTTGTTGTATTTTTATAATTAAAGTATGGTAAATTTAAAAAATTTCCTGTATCATCTTGCGATTTTAATTCAATTTGTTTTGGAAATACTTCAGCACCACCATAACCTAACACAGCACTAATGGACATAAGTTTGTCTCTCATTAATTTTGCTGGCACAAAGTCTGTTGTAAATAAAAATATATGTGCTCCACCACTTTTTGATCTACAGACCCAAAGTGGCATACCCATTGGTAGTTTGTTTAAAAGTTTTCTGTGATCAAGATTGTATTTATCTACATCAATACAACCCCATCTACATTCATTATCCTCGTTGATTGGTATGATACCAAGACTAGGTTCAATACCATTTAAATGATTTTGCCAAAGTTTTTCTGTTACTGGTTCTCTTTTTACAAAAGACTTACCTTTAATTTTAAGTCCATCGGCACCCTTCTTGTCCACATAGGTGCAACCATGTGCTCGCATTAATCCTGTAAATATCTGTCTAAATTTCTCCATAAATATTTTGTTGGGGGCGGGTCCAGTCTCCCATTACCGCCCCTCTATCTTCCCTAGGAAGTTTTTAGTACGGTGAATCGGATTTAGATTCCTGCTCTCCGTGTTTTACTTTCACCTCACCCTTTGAAACGTTTGCTCCAAAGTCTTTAGCTATTTTGTAAATACCCGAATCGCTGATTGGTCCAACTCTAGACACGTCCCAGCCAAACCACGTACCTTTGTCGTTAGACT